ATGTTCAGGCTTCTGGTAAAAAAATTTAACGTTACTGTATTTGTTTTGGAAGATCAATATTCAACATGTCAATTGATTAATAATTATATACATGGAGACAATAATATGAATTTAAATTCCTTGATTAATAAATTAATGTGGCCTTGGCGATCCATATATTTAGTCCAATTAATTAAATGGATGAAAAAATATAATCTCGAAAACAACAACCAACTAGAATTCAAAGGAGTGGATATTGCTTTTGTTGTGCCTGAATATTCTCCGTCTAATGATCCTGTATCATTATATATCAAAAAATTAACAGAAATGAAGCCAAAATATTCATTTGAAGAAGATTACAAGAATCATAATTACCGGGATGCTGCCATGTTTGAAATTTTCATGAAAATATATGATCGTACAAAAAAATATTTTATCATGATGCATAATGGTCACGTGGAAAAAGAATCAAATTATGTTGGTGTCAAAAATTTTGGATTGTACATGAATTATTATTTTGCAAATAATTACTTTGTAATTGGCAATTCGTTCAATGGTGATAGTTTTTTGGCTTTGAATCGCATAGTAGAACCGTATGGATTACAAGTTTCCGATTTTGGTGGTGAAATAGATGTTTCGAAATTGACTTATTATGAGGGAGTAACACTTAATTATTACGATGATATCAATTTCCAAAAAACAAAACCGTCTGATCTAAAATACAAGTTACAAAATGGTTTGACTTGGAATCCAGTACATAACAAATTATTAAAAGAATTGGGTATCCCAATTATTAACAACAATAAGTCATTTCATAAAATGTTCACCATAGAAGCCGGTTCTAATTTTGATCCAAGCAATATTTATCGGACACCTATTATGTATCGAATTCGGAATCGATTTGATGTTGTTCTGCAATTATCACATGACACGGCACTCCAATTTGAGTAATAAATTATTCAAATTATTATATTTTGTGCTCATTTTTGTACTTGAATTCCAATAGCCACCACACCAAATTTTTTGATTTCATCTGACGTAAAATATTTGTGATATAACTGTGCAACTTTTGATTCAGTGACTCCGCCGACAGGGACCAATTGTGATCCTAATTTTTTATAAGCTTCCACAAAACTTGGAAATTTCAAAATGTGTGTGACAACTGTTTTCACTTTTTTACCCCGACCGTCATTCCAAACAATGATATCTCCTGGTTTAATTTTTCTCCAAAATCCCCGGTTAAGTCGCCCTTCATAAATTTTCTTTCCTGATTCAATCCAATCTAACCAAGGAGATTCTGGAGGATTTTGAATACTGCGATAATAAATTTGGTTATGATTTTTGTGTGTTATATTTTTTACTTTGGATGTATGCTCTGACATTTATATTAATCAATAATATTTTTATCGGATTTTTCATAAAAAAATTGATTTCTGAATAATTAAAGTAATAGAGACAACATGCGTAATTATCTAATATTAATAAGACATATAAATAATCAAAAATTTATGGCGGCAGAAACAATTATTGATAATAACCACTTTTATATAGGTTATGCGTATAATGAGATTGTAACTGTCATAAATAACAAAGGTGATTACAAAATAACTTTCCCAATAATTGGAAAATACGAGATTGCAAAAATTATGTTTTCATATGATAATGAGTTAATAGGTATACTCTATGTTCATCAAAAAAAAAAAGTAATCGTAAATTCTTAATTTATGAATTGTCCAAGGGCAATTTATTGTTTGAGAGACAATTCGAAGAACCATTGTACACATTTAATTTTGTTCGGGATACCAAACTTGTGTTTCTTATTGGTAACGGGGAAATTTATTTATGGAATTTATTAACCAACGAACTGACTCATAAATATGTATCAGGAATATGTGGTATGGAAAAAACTATCACTTCCAATGGTAAGTATTTGTTATCCTCAGAATATCACTGGAAGGATAATTCCAGAACTCGAATAATTTATTCATTGGATAACATTTTAAGCGAAAGTGTATCTGATCTACAAGTTATCGCAACAGTTTGTGATCCTGTATTTATGGATGATGATAGATATGCTGTCCTATCCAAGTCAGAAGTTAAGATTTATAATTATGATAATCATTTGTTGCAAACCATAAACTTGTGCTTTGAAAAACAAGTTCGTGTTGATGGATTTGTGAAACCCAGAAATGAAAAGAGATCAGTGACATGTTTCAATAAAATTATATTATGTGATTCCATTTTGATTTTAGCTAACGATTCGAATATGATAATTTATCACTTGGACAATGCCAGTTACAATGTGTTGGATTATGAATGGGAAGGTGGCGTATGTGATATCAATTTTTTGCCCTTGCAAAAAAAACTAATGATTTGCATCATAAAATCAATTGTCAAAAAAAAAGTAGAGATAGAACTTCTAGATGATTCGGACAGAAATTTAGAATATTTGCAAGATAAATTTCCATTTTATTTGGACTACGATCATGGTCTTATCACATGTTCCAATGGCATTTCTTTCGATTATGATGAGTAGCATATTGAATTTTTAGACAATTATGCTGGTTCGATATTTAATCGGCATAATTATCTAAAAATTATTTCCCAAAGAATTGACTTGCAACAATCATCATCCCGCCAAAAACTGATAATAAAATACCATTTTCATTTAACAGAGCTAGTTTCGGATCCAATTTGGATGCAACCATATTGACCGTTGCATAGATATATAAAGTAGTCACAAAAAATAGGAATATCTTTTCCATGCCCATTTTGATGATGGGTGATATATTCATTATCGGCGTTAACAAATAACGACATAAATTCAATAATTGAACACATATAATCAAAGTAAATATCAAAAAATGAAATTAACAATAGCGATATAACAATTGACATGTTGATAGATTTTTTCCTGGTTGAATACATTTATTTACCCAAATGGAACGAATTGCGAGTCAAATTTTCAATTTTTTTGGTGCGGAATCATGTCATTTGGAGAACAAACTTATTTCTTACATTCGAGTAAATCCATTTCTTCCTCAAATTTTTTACTGTGGCTTGTTGTATGGAAATTTTCAAAACGATATTGTTAAAAAATGTTTTTTTTTGAGGAATGCTTTTTCTATCTTGTCTAAAATATTGTTAAGTTGAATTAATTAATGAAAATTTTTTGAAAGTCATTTCATCGATTCTCCGTCTCGAAATAAACCGCATCGATAATTTGCAAATGATAAGTACGTAAGAAAATTTCCAAACCGAATTTTTTCCTGACGAATTGATCAGATTGACCATCAGAGGTTTTAGGTATGTTGATTTCCATAGATTGAAATTTTTTAGGTTGTTTGAGCAAATAAAAGATATATCGATGTTTGCCTGATCCTTTAGGAGGACTAGGTGGCTCATATGGTACAATGACTTGACCATTATTAATCGATAAATAATGTAGCCAGTATTTGTAAGTGGGTTGTTATCTGGATGGAGCATCTGGGTCAACCATGATCACAGTATAGTAGCCAGTTGGCAAAGCTCTGTAATTAATAACGATTTCGGGTAATACTTTAGCCTTGTCCAACTTGATAAACATGCCATTTTTTATCACAGTTTCACTAATCTTGATTCGAATCTTTTCCATTATATTTTATGATAGATAATAGGTTCACAATATAAAGTAACATAAAGTAACATTTATATATTTGTTCATTAATGTTTCGACAGATGCGCCAAGTGACACGTTACATTCCCCAATTATTAAAATTACCCAGCGGAAAACTTGAATACCGGTCAGACAAATTATGTTGCGCCATCAATCTTTTGCCCCTACAAAAATCATTGAAACCATTATTTAATCCAAAAACATGGCAATCTCGCCAATTTTATCGACTATATCATTCTTCCGCCTCAAGTAAGTGCTTCGACTATGGTTATCCGGGTTCAGGGCTTGGTACTTATAAATCGACGAATTCCGGTTGTAGTTCTGATGAAGATGATAATACCTATAGTATCGTTGAACATGATGATCCCTATAGTATCATTGCCAGACATCTCAGAAATAATAATATTAACAAAGCTCGTGTTGTTGCCGGTTTTTTTAATTTGAAGAAAATTTCACAAATTTCACCCTCGGGTTATCTTTCACAGTCCATGAGATATTCTATCCTGGTCGGAAATCTTGATGCGGTCAAATTTTTGATAGACGAGGCATATGCAAATGTTGATATGGATTTTAAAGATGGTACCAGACCAATTTACCTTGCCGCCAAACTCAATGATTATGACATGGTCAAATTATTACTCAATCGTAATGCCCAACCCCGATATGAAACAGATATATTGCCAGTAGATGTCACGACTGATAATAGAATCAAAAATTTGTTGAATTTGTTCGACCGAAAAATACGATACCATGGCCTCATAAAAAAGTTACCCAAAACCACTGTTTTGTCATTAAAAGATTTACGTAACTTAGATCTCTTGCCTGACAATGGAGTACCCGATCAGTGGGTCAGATACACTACCGAACATGAAGAGGAACCACAAAGACCAGTTCATGATCAGCCATATTCTCCACATTTATGGGAAAATATAAAACAGATCACATTTTTAGATAATCTAAAAAAACAATATTGGTTGCGAAAATCGATTGGCACCGCTAATTTTGTTCCAAATAAAAAGTTAATTGTATTGTTATCAGATACTGAATCCATGAAAAAACAAATGTACTCACAAAATGAAATAAATCCACTTCCCCCATACGTCACTAAATCAAATGCTTCCGTATATCATCTCGAAACATTAATTAATCGAATCAGATACAAATATCAAATTGACGTTTACACATATCACTCACTAATTGACGTTTACACATACACATATCACTCACAGTATATATGTAATAGGTTGCAATACAATGGGCAATATCAGAGTAAATTATATGTTCCCATAATACGGTCACCTTTAAGGCATATTCCCATTTATCGTTATAATTTTTTGTTGAACGCTATAAATGCGATGCTTGATGAATATTCTGTAGGACCAAATAATTCTATTCCACATATTGATCACACTGTTTTAATTTTGATAGATGACAGTGCTCTCCATTTTGATGAGGACCAAGATTTTGAAAAAACATTCAATCGAGTATCTAATTTGTCAAAAATGGGATGGAAATTTATTTTTTGTGTCATTTGCCATCACGACAGGGGTAGTGGCCCACTAGGTGTTATTTATCGCGAATGGTCCAAATATTGTGGCATGACCACTTATATGATAAGTGATTTGATCGATTTTGAAGATACGCGCCAAAAAATTGCTTGTAGTCTCATGAATGTTTCATAATTGTTTCAAGCTGTATAAGTATCATCATTATTTTGGGAAATGGCATATCCTTGTTTCGTTCACAAAAAAATGATAAACTGGTTCTCTATCATCAACGGATACGTCCGTTAATTTTATCAAAACCCGATGCCAACTAAACACCCGGCAAAAGTTTGTGCCAAAGAATCAACCATACCAGGTTTGGGTAAAAGATTATTTACGCTGGCGAAAAATAAGTCAGAATCTATCGAGGAAATTTTTTTCCTCTATGGTTTTGCTTAAACACACTCATCGTGAGGTCGAACCATTCAAAGATTGTCACGATGTTGCCATTCGTTTAAGTGATGGTAAAAAAGTGCTTATCATGGTTCAAGGCGGTCCCAGAAAAATCAATAGAACCAAATTGGATCCGAACACACCACCTGATGCGCCCGTGGAGGAACCACTGGATTATGTAATTGATTGGGTTGATCAAATTTATTAAGATAATACTTTTTATTCAAAGAGCATTGTCCTAATACATAACACGTTTGATACATAAGTATCAAACAATACAAATAACATTATTAGCAGCATATGGGATTGCGCCTTTTTCGATTTAAAATTTGGCTATCTTTTGTGTCCACTAACACGGGCTCTGATAAGAGCTTCGTCCATGCTGTTTTTGACATTTTGCTTGTGTCCAAACTTGGATATTAATAATTTCATAACACTAAAATGACCATTAGCAGATGCCTGAATGAGTGCCTTTCCTTCGGAATTATCTTTCCAATCACAAAATTTTTTTGATATTAGTGACTCGGCT